AAAGACGTGCGCAAAGAACTCAACAATCGAATGAACCATTTGGAGAGTAAGATTGATTCGTCAAGTCAACACGGACAAATTTCGACGATAACGACGATAGGAATTGCGCTTGCCGTGATTTATGCGGTGTTGAAATAAAAAAAGCCCGAAGGCATCAGAAGATTTTTTTGCCGATTAAGAGGTTGGCGGCTTGAAGGAAAATTTTATCGCGGGCAGTCTCATCTTGAATTTTGTCGGCGAGTGCAATCAATTTCTCTGCGCGTTCCTGTGCGGGCGGCAATTTCTTCAATTCGGCGAGCCACATTTCAAAGAGCGTTTGCAACCCCGACAATTGCTCCTCCAAATCGGCAATGCGTTTATCCGAATCGGGGGCGTCGAGTGCGGGCAAGGTGTAAGAGCCGGTCTTGCGAAGGGCGGGGAGAACCTCGTCCGTTATCCAAGATTTGAATTCCAAAGCAAGCGGCATATTCGACGCAAGCACAAGTGCATACAAGCCGCTTTCGTTGATGAGCATTGCGCGCCTTTTCTGGAGCCCTCCGCCCGCCCTCATGGTATGAAACGTACCGTGTGTGGGGACGAGCCAAATCCGCTTGTTTTTATCGGAGACGTGACGCCGAATTGCCTTGTCGGGGCGCAGATACCCCAAAGCTTTTGCGACGTCCTTGCCGACGAACCAAAATTCGCCATCGATTCGAGCGACGCGCACCTCTCCGAAGCGGGGATGGTTGAAGAGTTGAAACGGGTTTTGCATAAAGAATACCTCCTTGACAAAATCGACACGGGCAGTTACAATACACACAAATAAACCTTAAGACGCACCCGCGTCGGGATTATTTAATTCAAAGGCAGTATATCAAAGGGCGCGGGAAATGTCAATCGGCAATTTCCGCGTCTTGACAAGGGCTTATTTTTTTTATGATAGAACGAATACTGAGGCGGTTCCGAGCGGAGCCGATTTTTTTTGTCAAGAAATTTTTAGGCGCAGAGCCCGATTCATGGCAAGCAGAGGCACTTAACGCCCTAAACGAACATGACCGAATCGCAGTCCGCTCGGGACACGGAGTCGGTAAATCGTGTTTCTTGGCTTGGTCTGCGCTGTGGTTTTTGTTCACGCGCCCTTACTCAAAAATCGTAGTGACGGCGCCGACGATGAGGCAACTGTACGACGTGTTCATGTCTGAAGTTGCGAAGTGGTTAAGCCGTTCGCCGCTGAAGGAAATATTTGAATCGACGAAGACGCGAATATTCTTCAAGAGCGCGCCCGAAGAATGGTTTTTGGTAGCGCGGACAGCCTCAAAGCCCGAAAATTTAGCGGGGTTTCACGCTGACAATCTGCTCTTTATCTTGGATGAGGCGAGCGGCATAGACGACGCGATTTTTGAGACGGTACTCGGCGCGCTTACGGGGCGTTGCAATAAATTAATCATGTGCAGCAATCCGACGCGCAACACGGGATTTTTCAAACGAGCATTCTTCGAAGACCGCGAACTTTATCACACGTTGAAGGTATCGAGTTTGGACAGCGGACGAGTCAGCAAGGAATATGCCGCGCAGTTGATAAAGCAATACGGTTCGGGCAGTGATGTCGTTCGCGTTCGAGTATTGGGCGAATTTCCTAAGGGCGAATCGGACGGCTTGATTGATTTGGAGAGTGTTGAGCGTGCGATTAATCGGAACGGTTCATATGCGGGCGAAGTGATAATCGGCGTCGATGTTGCGCGGTTCGGCGATGATGAAACGTGTATTGCGATACGGACGGGCGACGTGATTCAACCGCTGATTGCTTGGCGTAAGTGCGACTTGATGACGACGTGCGGACGGATTGTCGAGTTGGTTAGGGAATATCCTGCGGCGATAATCAACGTCGATGATGACGGTGTGGGCGGCGGAGTGACTGACCGATTGCGCGAAGTCCTAAGCAACAAGATAATCGGTCGACACAACGGCGGCAAACCTCGCGACAATCATTACGGCAATTTCGTAACGGAATGTTGGTTCGCGTTGAAGGAACTCTTGACGGCAGAAGAATTGACATTGCCGCAGGACGAGGAATTGATTGCGCAATTAACGACGCGCCGCTACAACTTGACGAGTGCGGACAAATTAATCTTGGAACCGAAGAGCGACTTCAAGAAACGATATAAACGTTCGCCAGACCGCGCAGATGCAGTTGTATTGACGTGTGCGCCGACGATTGAGATTATCGCGCCGCAATTCGTCATGAAACGGAATTACTTTTGGAACATACGGAGGGATTGAAATTGACGACTGAAGAATTGACAGTGAGAAAAAATCTTGGGGCATGGAAACCGAATGCGTACCTGTCGAATTTGGCGATGATGTATTTTGAATCGCCCGAATATGCGCATAAGCGATTGTTCCCAATCTGCCCCGTGAATTTGCCGAGCGGTTACTTTTACGAATTCGGCAAGGAGGAATTGGCAAGGGACAACTTTCAACAGAAACCGCCATACGGGACGGTACAGCCGGCAGTGTTGGGGATTGCGGAACAGGCTTACAATTGCAAAGTGTATCAAATGCTGTTGACGCAAGACCAAATATTGAGGCAACCGTATTCGGAGACGGGGATTGATTTGCGTCGGCTGAGAGTGCAGACCTTAACCGAACAGATGAATTTGCATTTGGAATTGGAGTTCGCGCAGAAATTCTTCAAGGCGGGCGTGTGGGCTGATGAGTGGCAGGGAGCGGCGACGGCTAACACTGCGCAGAAGAAATTCAAGTACTTCAACAAAGCTGATTCAGACCCGGCGGCGTTCTTCGATTCAAGGGCGATTGACATAAAACGCAACGGCAGACGACGTCCTAACAAATTGGCGTTGGGAGTCGAGACGTATGCGGCGATAAAGAATAACCCGTTCATCAAGGAGCGAGTGAAATATTCGGGTACGACGCAGAATCCCGCCGTGATAAACGAACAGGTCTTGGCTCAAGTGTTCGGGGTTGAACAGGTAGTGGTTTTGGATGCGACTTTCAATGCCGCGCCGCTCGGTAAGCCCGCCGATATGCAATACGCCTGCGACGCCAAAGGTGCATTGATGATTTACGCGCCCGACAAACCCGCGCTTGATACACCGTCTGCAGGCGAGATATTCACATGGACGGCGGTGGGCAATGATTATTTCTACGTCGAGGAACACGAAGGCGAGGCGGCAAGTCACACCGATATTCTTGAGGGCTTGATTGCTTACGACATGAAGAAAACGTCTGACGCATTGGCGGTTTATTGCGGCGGTTGCGTAGAATGAAAGAATCGGGTACTTCAAAGTTGACGGGGACATTGCAAGGGATGATGAAATCAATCGCCGATAAACCTCCGCAACTGGACTTCGGGATTATCAATTCGGATTATTCCTTGACGATAAACACGTTCAGAGCGGCAGTCCCCGTCGACAGCTACAACGTCTGCAGGCAATTACTTTATGACCCGTCGGTTGAATTGACGGTCACGGACGCGGCAGGTCATCACGTCCATACTCATAACGTAATCTTGCCGAGTAAAATGCGGAGACTCAAGCCGGGCGATAAGGTATTGGTCGCGATTATTTCAAATGAACTGGTCGTGATTGATAAGGTATACGATTCGAAATGGCTCAAGAAGTCGGAGCCGAATTGGAGTTGATAAGATGAAAGACGTTGAGGACAATTTGGTAGCGGCGTTATTGGAAGCGGCGGAATATCGGAGTGCTGAGGAATATCCCGTGACGATAAAACGCGGCGATAAGGAATTATTCCGATTCACAATCCGCGCGATAGACGAAAACACCTGGCGCAAGGCATTGAAGGAGAATACGCAAAATCGCGGACGACGTTCGGAGGATTTGAATGCTTACCGATATTTCGCGCAGTTGATTTACAATGCGACGGTGCCCGAAGACCGCGAACGCCTATGGAAGAATCGGGCTGTGTGGGAGAAATTGAACGTTGCGAGCGGGATTGATTGTGTTGATGCTGTACTGAGTCCTGCCGAGAAACAGAAATTGGTTGAGACATTGGAGAAAATCAGCGGCTATGACGAATCGAGCTTGGACGATATGATAAAAAAATGATACGCGAGGGCGGCAGGATGAGGTTACTGCATGCGATAAGAGTAAAGACGGGACTGTTGCCTTCGCAATATGGGGCGTTGACTTCGACGGAGCGGGCGTTTGTTCGTCAAAGCGTGTTGGCGGAATTGGAGGAGGCGCGTCGATAAATGGGCTTGGCATTATCGGATTTGGCGGCTGAAGTCAAACGGTCGCTGATAAAATCGGCGGGTCAAGTCGTACCGAGCGAGATATACTTAACAAACCTCGAAACGGACGAAGAAATTCAGTTGAGCCTTGTCCCCGACGAAGTGAGATTAAAGACGTCGGCGCATTTCCGGAGTTGGAATGTTGTCGAATTGGGCGAAGTGAAATTGCCTAAAGGAACATCGCTTGAAGAGGTAAGTTGGCGCGGAATATTACCGGGAGCCAACATTTTATTTTATCCGTTCGTAAAGCATGAGGCGTGGGATGACCCGCAGGAATTGGCGAAGGATTTGCATCGTTGGCAAGAATCGGGCGACAAAATTCAGTTGCTGATAACGCAGACGCCCTTCAACTTGAATGTGTATATAAAATCATTCGACGTGACGGCGCAAGGGTCTCAAGGGCATTTGACTTACGACATTGATTTAATCGCGGCGCGGGATTTGGAAGTGTTGACGGTGGCGGAGGCAGATGCTAAACGGAACGAATCAGCAGAATTGAAACGTCGACCGCGTAAGAAATCGACATTGGGCAAGCAAATAAAGCAAGTCGACGACATATGGAGTATCGTGAAGATATTGACGGGCAAGGGCACATTGGCTGACGTCGAACGAGTCTTGAGCGGCAACGGCTTGAAATTGGGCGACTTGCAACCGGGCGACATGATAATTTGGGGGTGAGAGAATGAAATTTAACAATCGGAGCACGCAAGATACGCGGCGAGTATTAAGCGGCAAAGACGGCGCGATTTTCTCTGAGGACGGAGAATTATTGGCGAGCGTGACACAATTCACGGCATCAATCAACGTTTCAAATGCGACATTTAATCCGTTGGGGACGCCGTTCACGCATAAGGCATTGCTGAGTTACGAGGTAACATTGACGCTGAACGAAACAGTGATAGAGACTTCGCGATTCATGAGCGACGTCTACGAAATGCTGAACACGGGCGTACCTGTTGTATGGACATTCCAATGCGCGATGAAAGGCTATGACGGTTCGGAGGAACGGGTTATCTTCCGCGATTGCACGGTAGACGGGACTTTGAATCTGCAATCGGCGAACGTCGGGGAATTATGGGCGCGAGAATGGACTTTGGCAGTGAACAGTCCGCCCGAATTGCAGAAACTGTTGACTTACGAATGATAATCATCAAGCGACGCGAGCCTCAACAGACACTCAATGACCTTGAAACGTATTTGATGTTAAACGGCGGGGAGCCTGCGCGGCTGTTGGCAGGGGAAGTGCGACGCTGGGGGGAATTCTCATACGCGGAGATAGAGGCGGCGTTAGAAGACGGGCGATTGAATGAATTGCTTGACTGGCAGGAACGTTATGCGTCGGTCGTGAATGAGTATTTGTCGCCGTTATGGTTGAAGGCATTGCAAGCGGCGGCTGAAAAGTCGTCGAGAGGCAAAATCGTCTTGAGTGATTCGGACGTCGACGTGAATCAATGGATAAGGACACACGGGGCGGAATTGATAAGCAACCTTTCGACGGAATCAAAGCGTGCGGTCGCGAATTTGTTATTGAAGTGGCAAGCAGAGTTATTGAATCCTCGCGTGATGGCGCAACAGATACGCCCGTTGATAGGATTGACGTCGCGGCAGGCAATGGCGGTTGAGAATTATCGGCGGGTAGCGGGCGATAAGGCGGCGATGAGGTATGCGGCTAAGCAACACCGATTCAGAGCAGAGACGATTGTCCA